AATTCTGTAGACTTAACAATGGCGCAAACTATTAATCAAAAAGTACAGTTATTAGAATATCTAGAGTTACAATGTGGTGAAGTTGCTGGTGTAACAAAACAAAGAGAAGGTCAAATAGGACCAACAGAATTAGTAGGTACTACTCAACAAGCTGTAGTACAATCAAGTCATGTTACTGAAGAATGGTTTTCAACTCACTCATCGGTTAAAAAAGAAGTTATGGCTGCTTTAATTGACACTGCAAAAGTTGCGTGGGGTAATGGTGAAAAAGAAAAATTACAGTATGTAGGAGATGATATGACTGTTTCTATGTTTAGTGTAGATCCAGAACAATTTTCTAATACTTCGTATGGTGTCTTTGTATCTGATTCTGCAAGAGATCAAGAATTATTTATGATTTTAAGACAGTTAACACAGGCTGCTTTACAAAATCAAATGACAGAACTATCTGATGTTATTAAAATGTTCTCTACAAACTCTACTGCTGAACTAAGAACTATGTTAGAAACAGCAGAAGATAAGAGAAGACAAAGAGAACAAGAGATGCAACAACAGCAAATGGAATCTCAAGAAAGAATAGCACAAGCTAATCTTGAAGCAGAACAAGCGAAACTACAAATGGAAAAATATAAAACAGATGCAAATAATCAAACTAAGATTGAAGTAGCTGAAATAAATTCTTTCCGTAATCAAATGGATCAAGATTCTAATGATAATGGTATACCTGATCAATTAGAGATTGAAAAATTAAAAGCACAAGTCAAACATAATGATAAGAAAATTAATCTCGAAAACAGAAAACTTGATATTAAAGAGAAGGAGATTGAAAAAAATTCGGATGAAAAAGAAAAGGATCGTCAGTCCAATGCAAAAGAAAAAGCTAAAGATAGAAAAGCTAATAAAGAAAAATCTGCTAAATCTAGTAAATAATGAGAAGAAATATTCCTAAATTTCAACACAGGGGTAGTACTGAGTATTCTTATTTTCGTGACTGGATAAAATCTCAAGAAGGTACAGACGCTGTAATGTCTAAGAAACAATCGCTAATTAAAAAGCCTGGTGGAGGATATTATAAAGCTTTAGAAGATGGAATGTATTATCCATATGAAGATGATACAGGTGTAGTGACTATAGGTTTTGGTAGAACAAACGCAGCAATAAAAGACTTAGATATTTTAAATGATTATAGTACAGGTATTACAGTAAAAGAAGCTAATGATTTTTTAACAACTGATATATTTAATAAATTTACAGACACTAAAAGAAAATATAATAATAAATACGGAGAAGGAGAGTTTAGTAAATTAGGTAAGACTGAACAATTTATGTTGACTGATTATGTTTATAATTTAGGATATTTATTTCCTAAGTTTACAGAAGCTATTAGAACTGATAATACAGCAAAAGCATTAAAAGAATATAAAAGATACCAATATCAAAATAAAGGAGAGCCTAATGAAATAAAAGAACCTATTGGAAGAAATGACAATTTTTTAAATTATTATTTACAAAACTGGGTAGATAGTAAAACTCCAAAAAAGAAAATGCAAAATGATGGTACTGTTGTTTGGGATCAATCAAAACAAGAGGCATTAAATCAAGATGACTTAATAAATTTAAATATGGAGGTAGATGCTTTTGCAAAACAATATGCAAAATCTCCTAACTTTACAAGTATGTTAAAAGGTCAAGGATATAATGAAAATGAAATACAAAACATAATTGGTGATATATTAGCATTTGATCCTACTACACAAATAACTTTTGATGCTAATAATCCTAGTGCAGGTACAGCTTATAATCCTGCTTACAGTCTTTCTTCTGGAAAACCAAATCCTATGGGAGGTAATTTTATGGATGAAGGAGAAACATTTTTAAATTATAATCTTGAAGCAGGTCCTCCTAACCATCCATTTTTTAATATGTGGGAACAGATAGTCGCGCACGAGGGCGGGCATTTAGGTTTCATGGAAAATAAATTAAATAAAAAAACACGTAAAGCTTTAAAGAGTTTAATATATCCAGGGAGTGGAGATGATACTTATAGTTCTTTAAGAAGCCAAGGAGTAAGTCGTAAAGACGCTAAAAAAGCAGTAAAACATTCTCAAGATCCTTATGAAATAAGAGCTAATTTATTTCAATTACGTTATCAATTACAAAAAGCAGGTATATACGATTCTTTCCCGACCGCGCGTGATACTGATAATGAATTTAATATAGAGCATCTTAAAGAAATTATGGAGTTTGATGATGAAGGCAGGTTTTTAAAATATAAAGACGAGTATCAAAATGAATTTTTTCATAATGTCCATCCTCAAGATATAATCTGGATGATGAATAATATTGCATCAAATGAAGAAGGACTTCCTGAAGGAACAATGAGAGTTCAACAGGGAGGGCCTATATTTCCAAAATTTCAAACTAAAGGGTTTATTGATAGGATTAAAAAGAATATAGCAGAAAATCTTTATGCTGGTTTTGGTTATAATACATATGATGATCTTGTCCATGAAGAGCTCGAATCAGATAGAGATAAAAAGACGCTCGCTAATAAAGGTAGTACACTTAGTGTAATAAATAGATTATATACTGCTGGTGTATTAGGTGAAAGAGAAGGGGGACAAGATCTGTGGGATAATATGGATGAAGATCATGGAATGGAACAACAATTATTTAGAATGTATTTAGATCAACCACAATCAGATAAATATCCAATATTTAAAGAAAGCGAATACAAACCAACTAAAGGACATGAAGAAGGGGATATATATTATTCTATACCAAAAGAATATAGAGAACAAGTATGGGGTCCTGCTAATTTTCCTATGAGAATAGATTTAGAAGACTGGGATGGTAAAACTGATATATTAGATTTTTTAAAAAATAAATACTCAGGCTTAGTAAAAGATAGAGAATATGTTGTTGGTCATTATACAAGAGGGGCGGGTAGAACTGATGATGGTCAGTTATATCTTTCAGCTTATGATAAATTTGATTTAAATCCATTTGAGCAAGGAAGTGATCTTTCATTTGGATTTGGTGATCCCCAAAATTTATATGATAGATTTAATTATACTCATTTAAATTATGCTAATTATCCTGATTTGTTTGATGAAAATGATAAAGGAATATTACTACAAAATGAATTAGTAAAAAGTACATTAAGAAATCGAGAAATGAGTCAAAATTGGGATTATGACAAAGGAAAATGGAAAGAAGGTTATACACCAAAATATGCTACAGCTTCTGAATCTGTAATAAATAAGATGCTAGAGATGGGAGATGGCGAGGTTTACCAAAATCGTGGAAATGTAAGGCATAAAGGTTATTCAGATTGGAAGAATTTTGTACCTAGTCTTGATTTCCCAGATGAAATTCCTGATGATGAAAAAAATATAGAGAATATGTTTGCAAGATCTATGTGGATTAAAGATATGATTAGTAAGTCTGATTTATCTGAATATGAAAAAGAATTACATAGAGCACATTGGTTAAAACAATATGGTTTTGCAGATCAAGAACATACTAATAAAATAAGACATGGCGAACCTTTAATATTGCCATGGAATGTAGAATGGGGATCAGATCCTTCGCATAGAGAGAATTATATTTTTACACGTAGATCAAGTGCTGAAAAAGAAATAGAAGCTTGGGAAGATAGTTTAAGTTTATTGCAAGGCCATCCTCTATATGGTGGTAACTTAGTAGCTGAAGATGATTATAGCGAAGATGAAGCAGAATTTTATTCAACTGGAGGACATGTTAAGCGTTGTAGTGGAGGAAGATGTGAAGATGAGTATCCTAGCACAACAGGTTATTATATTTTTAATGATAATGAAAGTCGTACTATGGGATTAGAAAATGCTCCTGATGGAACTTCTGCGACTTTTTTATGGAATGATGATGAAGGAATGGATGCAAGAGTTTTAGAAGGAAGGCAATCTTTTCCTGTAGCTATTTATGCTGATGGTATTTATCAAGGTGTATTAAATCCAGGTGAAAAACTTATCACAAATCCTGCAATGAGAATAGATGAAATACCTCTCGGGTACGCGCCTAGTACTGAGGTGTCAAATTATTTAACTTCAATGGCTCCTAGCAGTAAAACAAGTCTTAGAGATAAATATAACACAGAATTAGATGAAGATCAAATGATGTTGTATAATTTGTTTAAAAAAGAATTTGATATAAAAGATGATAGTGAGGATGATATGGATATAAAAGGTATATTTGCAAGTGGTAATTATAAAGAGTTAGAAGGTTTTTCAGATGAAGAGTATAGAAAACCTAATCACCCTTTA